TATCCTCGTGTTTATTTAATGTCTGCCAATTCTATTGACAGACTTTTTATTATGTGTAATCTATATTTTAGCTGTTTTAATATTGTTTATTTATTAATAAAAAATAAAAGCTCTTACCGCACTTTTACCGCACTCTGTTATGAAAAATGAAATAAAATTCAAGTTGATTTTAATTCCTTTTAATTCTTTTTACTATTTATTATTTGCATAAAAAAAGCTCACTAATTTCTTAGCGAGCAGAGAAAAAATGACAACCTATATTTTTAAGCTTCTGATTATCGTTTGATTATCATTCGATATTATTTGAATAGCTCATTATAATACCATCTGATTTTTGAACGTATAAAATCACCGTGTGATTTACCTTTGAAATTATAAGGTAATTTTGTTAAATCTATTTTTCCTATATTATCTTTTAAGTATTTATTCCAAGGTAAGAGTTTTGTAATACTTCCATTTCGGCACATCTCACCTATTTCTGCGTGTGTATAAAATTTATCAACAGTTAATCCATAATGTTTAAGCATAAATGCACATTCGTAAAAGAATCGTTCACATTGTTTTCTTGTTAAAGGAGCACTTAAATTGTCACCGGCACAAGAAATATTGTAGGTAATTGAATTCATACCGGCAGTACTAGCCGTTTCACCAACTCCCTTATTACCTTTTATTGCATCACCATTTTTTGTTATTATTAATTGATAACAATTCTTGATATGTTCACTCACATTGTACGAGCTTGCGCCTGTCCAATGTCCTATGACGTACTTTACTTTTGTCATAATTACCACCTCTCATTATTATTTGTATGCCCCATTACAGTATTTTCTAAGTTTTGTAATCTGTGATTACTTACTTTAACTTTCTCAAACAATGTACTTACATCACTTTCAGTTTTGAATTGTCGTTCAACTACACCATTATGTTTATCTTGTTTTTTTTCTAAATCTTCAAGTTTTGTTGAAAATCTACCAAACATATAGGCAATATATAATAGTTGCCCTACAACAGTAATTATCAATGCAACAATGGCTACAAGTGTAGCTTGTTCAATATTTATACTCACGGTTTCCACCTTTTACCTTCCTCATCTTTACCCAATACCTTTTGATAATTATCAATACTATGTTTCATTGCAAACAATTTCCACGCAGGAAAATCCCCGAAGTGTTGACAGCAGGTAACAAAAATTAGTGTAGACAAATAACGGTTATAGTCTACAACTTTATGATGTTCACACATATAATCGTGTATGCAGCTTGCAAGTTTAAATCTTGGATCTGTTCGCTGTCCAATCAAAATCCAAGCGAATGACGGAACGTTAGCACCATTCCACCGATAGCCTTTAGGAATTTTAAAAAAGTACTGTCGACCTTCAAAGAGCACAAGTACCTTAAAGCCTTTTGTAACTACAAAAGGCTTTTTCTTTGCTAATTTTTTTTCTTCTTTTGATAATCCAATCATTGAAATATCACCGAGATATTTATCAGGATTTTCACAATCAAAAATTATGGTGAGATTTTGCTCACCTAGAATCTGTAAAAAGTTTGGAGTAACTTCCGGTACTTGTAGCATCTTATTGCACCTCATAAGTGCTTGTTAACGGATTAACTTTTACTTTTCCGTTAATTTGAATAAACACACCAATCCAGTTACGTTTTAGAATAACCTTCTGATTAGAGCGTTCGTTTAGAGGTTGTTTCTGAACGACTACAACAATTTTATTATCCTGAGCATTAATTATCTCATTTGCAGGTTCAACCTCATTTAATTCATCTGCTAGTGTTGGCAACGTGCAAAAAATGCACAATGCTAATAGGGGTAAAATCTTTTTCATTGTTTTTCCTTTCTAAAAAATATTATTTCCAATAAGATAATTTAACCTTTCTTCAGTCGGAATTTGTGAAAACTCTGCTAAATACTCTTGATATTTTTGTTCAATCTGACGGACTTTATTTTTTACCGCACGATAAAACAACTTGAAATCTTCAAAAGAAATTGTCATATTCACAAGTTGATTATTTTTGTAAACTGATAAATTAACCGTTGGATTTTCCACTCCAAGTTCCATATCATCTAAGCCCATATTATATGCTTTACTATACTTATCCATAAACATAGGTTTTAGCTGATACGCTTCATTATCATACTCAAAATCGAATACTTCGTTTAGTTTTTCATTGTATCTTACTTGAATAACAGCAATTGCCATTTCTAGTCTTTCTTGATATTGTTCCATATTATTATACTCCCCCCATGATTATTCCACCATTTGGATTAATTTTAAAAGTTGTCACTTCACTATAAGTTACTTGAACATTTGGATATGCAGATATAATACCACCATTGCAATATAATGCCCCATCACATTTATTGAAATGTATTTTTGCTCCAGATTGCATAAGTATCATTCCTCCATTAACTGATTGTACACCAGTGTCTACTACTTTAGTAGTTGAAGTAGAGCCTATATTAAGAGTACCTTTAAGGTATACTCTTGCGCCATCTATGAACATGGAGCCTCTTTCAAAGTTGTATAAGTTTACATCTTCTAGTAGATATGAGCCATTTAAGTTAGCATATAGTCCTCTTAGCTTGTAGGTTATGTCACCCTTCAACACAAGATTTGCTATTCTAATATTTGTAACCCTATTAGTAATAATATAGTTGTACTCTTTTGTGTTAGAACAAGAAATAGACGTTTTATCTACACCTTGTCCTATAATTTGTAATGTTTTAATGTTAAACTCTGGAATATCAATTGTAGTTTCTTCTACAAAATCTCCTTCACCCAATTGAATTGTTACAGTACCGTTTGACCATTTACCTGTTAAGTAATTAATTGCTTCAGACAACTTTGTAAATTGTCCAGAGCCGTCAGTTTTTACAGTCAAGATTGTATTAGCAGGAATGAAATTTGTGTCAGTGTTTGTTGTGCCCCCACCTGTTGTTCCGTTTGATACCGGAGGTTTTCCGGGGCGATAAATAACATTGTTTCTTATCATCATTACACCTCGTAAATTTCTGCAGTTGCTACTTCAAATAAAGTTTTTGCACGCATATAAACTTTATCTCCTGCTTCCGTTATAATTTCAGAATAAGTAGGGTAAACACTTCCGCCGTAATCTGCATTAGGTGTTTCACTATCTTTTCTCACGGTCAAACGTGCATTGTCGTTTAAGTGGATTAAATAACCTTTAGAAGAATTGAAATCATCACCTAGTAAGTCTTGTAATGAAGTCCATTCATTTTTTAGTGCAATCATTTTTGGTAAACTCATTTTTCTTTTTCCTTTCCTTGTTTATTATTTTGATACTGTCCAACCTTTATTTACTAAATCCTGATACCAAGATTTAGAAGTGTCGTAAACAGCTGAATTTAATTTTAATGTTTTACTGGTTACTGTTGGTGCATTGCTTGCTATGTATGCTAAGCTTTCATCTGTTAATAACGGACAATCAACTAGCATTTCAGTATAGTTATTATTACCAAGCGTAATAAAAGCTTTTTTTAGTGAATAATTATTTTTCATCCGAAGTATACCGGCATTTGTTAGGTTAACTGTTAAGCTTTCTAATCCGTAACAATTTGATAAGTTGCTTCCTAAAGACAAGCTTGAAACGCTTATGTTATTTCCTAAATCCAAAGTCTTTAATTGATAAGAATTTGAAAGCATTGTAAGATTTGCACTAGGTGCCGAAATTTCAACATCACAATTGAAAGTTTTTAGAGATTCAATGTTATTGAATAGATTCATATTGCTACTTGAAGCAGAGGTAATTTTCACAGAACCTGTAATATCAAGACAACTGTAAATGTCTGTTGCAATATTAAAGATCTCACAAGTAATATCAAAATTAACCTTAAAATGTTTAGGTGATAAACCATTTAACATTCTACATAGGTTAGAAGAATTGTTTACAGTTGCTGTAATTTCTAAATTTTCCATATTTAAAATGCCGGTACCTGTAGTTGTATTGTCAGCATAAACACAATCATTAATCTGATTTGTTGCATTCAATGTGCATTTCAAACTTTGTAATTTTTTTAAAGTACCAACACTATTTGTTATAACTGGAGCAGTGAGAACAACTTCCCCAACTTCTTGAACCGGCAACATATAAAGTAATTGGTGGATTTTTGTGTCAGACGTTGCGTTAATATTTCCACATTTAACTAAAGCGGTGTTGTTGTATAAGAAGTTTGCAATATCACCTGTTGTCACAAGCGTAACGTTGCCGACCGTGTGAAGATTAGAACCAGTTAAAAGACCGGAAATAGAACCGGCTTGAATATTAATATCACCAATACTGTATAAATTACTTCCGCCACTTACGGTACCAGTTGTTATTATTGTTAAATTTTCACAGGTTAAAGTATTACTGCCCAAATCAATATTGCCTGCTGCATTAAAAACAACGTTACCTAAATTCAATATCTTTGGAGCACTAAGGCTGATTGTACCTTGTGTTGTAATATTTAATTTTTTTAAATTTTTTACATTACAATTACTGTGAAAAGCAACATTGCCGGTAGTGTTAATCGTAAGCTTTTCTATAACGTTATAACTGGCACTAGCCGGTGCACTTACCGTCAATGCGTTTGTTGTCGTAATTTCAATGTTAGATATATTGCAATCTTCAACATAAGGTAATTCAGGCTTTTGAGTAGCACTGTCACCGCTAATGATAATGTTTAAATTATCAATCTGTGAACATTGCATAATCTTTCCGGTAGCCGTAGAAGATATGATATCAGCTTCAATGGTAAATGCACCAATGTGATTACAGCCCCATTTACTTTGTAATCCTGCAAATCCGTATGTTGTTTTATTATCAGTTTCAGAAGGTATACGCTTTATTTTTAAGTTTTCAATTTCTTGAACTTTAAGCTGCTCAAAAGTACTACTACTCAATGCGTAATTAGAACTGTCACTGTTTACTACAGTAAGTTCAATTGAGTTAATTTTATCTAAACCTGTTAAGCGACAGAAGCAATAGTCAATGTTATTGTTAACAGTGAACTTTAAGGGCTTAGGAATTCTTTTAATACCTTTGGTAGAGTTTAAAAAATTATTTAAACCTTTCAAGTTTAAATCAAAAGTATACGGGAATACTTCCGGACAGCCCGAACTATTTAAAAATCCTGAAATTTTAGAAACATTTTGAATATTTAATGTTTCAGGTAACTGTTTTAATAGTGGACAATATTGTGCAAAATTCAGATCGCCTGTAAATCCTGAAAAATCTACTTTCTTAGGAAGACTTTCAAGTACTGTATAACCATACATAAAGCTAAATGAATGGCTGTAACTATCGACATTAAAACTAGAATCTACATTAATAACAAAGTTTTTATTGTCTGCAAACTCAAAGCCACGTAATGACTTAGTGTTAATATGGAATAAATCGTTACTTCCTGTTTTAATACTACCGTCAGCCTGTTGCGTTAAAATCAAATTAACATTAAAGTAAACATAACTTACGTATTGAGGAATTGTCATTTCATCCATATTTAATGATGTTTTGCTTTCAAACGCTGTGACAATTCTTGTACCTTTTTTAACATCTGTAAGAGTTATTTTATCTCTTACGGTTACGGTTCCGTCTTCGTTCAAAACGTTCTTAGCTCCACCAACACCGGTAGATGTAGCGTAATATTCACCAATAGAAAATGTTATGCTATCGCAATCTCTATCTACAATAAAGCCGTATGCAGATGTAAAGCTGAAATCTTGTTGCCATAACCCTAAAGCTTGTAAGATATTAACAAAGAAGTTTTCACTGTTATAGCCTCCAAGACAAGAATTAACTTCACCTTGTAAAGAACCCCATTCAGAGTAAAGAGGTCTAGCCGGTTGAGATTGAACATCATAAGGTGTAGATTTATCTGCAGGAAGTTCAGCAACAAGAGAACTGTTAGAACCTCCTTTATTACCTGAATAAATTATTTTATCACCTAAATAAACTGCCATTATACACCTTCGCTTTCTATTGTTTCGTTAGTTTCTTCAGTTGGTTCAGTTGATTCTTCCACATTGTATTTTGGTGTACTCGCATTCTCGTAAGCAAAATACAATGTTGCAGAGTCAAGCTGTCCTGCTTTTTTAAGTGCATCATATTCAGCCGGTGTCATATCTGTAACAACTTTAAATTTTAAAAGTTGTGTATCTGTGTGACTGTTTTTGATGTATTCTGTACCGTCATTCAGCTTTTCCATTTCAGCCTGAATATTTGCAAGTGCATTAGCTGTAGCTTCTGTTATTTGTTGCTGTTGCTCTGTGATTGCTTCAAATTGTTCAGTCAGTGTGGTTGTTATATCTTTTACGGAGTTAAGTAACTCCATGGCACCTTCGACTTGCTCACAAGCCTTTTGAGCATATTGTTCGGCTTGTTTTTTAGCCTCCGCAATGTTTTTGAATAAATCATCAGGAAGAATAATAGAACCTTCCGGTACTTTTACACTTCTCTCAATTTTTCTATTCATTATTTTTAAAAGCTTTGTAATATAGTCAAAGTTGCGTTCAAGTCTTTTTTTAATAAGCTTGTCGCTTTCTTCATATGGCATAGGTTGTTCAATAGGCAATTCTAAAACAATAGAAATAATTTCTTCATCAGTTGCTACACTATATAAGCTACCCTCAATAGGGAAGCTGATATAAGAGCCGTTATCGTTTCCTATTTCGTTAATAGTGTAATCTTTGTTTAATTCAAGAGTTGATTGCAAACCTAAGCTATCAGTGTGCATAACGACTAATTGAGTTTCGTTATCAATTGAAAAATCAAAATCAAATTGAGTTGTGGAACCGTCACCAACCCAGTTGTAATATAGTTTTTCATCCTTGCTTACTGTCATTTTTATTTCCTTTCTGTTTATCATTCGATAATCAAACGATTATCTAGTGTTATTTAATATAATGATTTATGGTTAGAGCTTTTCTTTTTGCTCTTTTTCTTTTTTTCTTTTTTTCTTTTGTTTTGGTTGCTGTGCCTGTTGCAATACTTGCACGTTTATCAGACCAGCCTAGAAGTTTTAAAGAACCTTTTTGAATATCACCGTTTGCAATATTACCTAAACCGCTCATTTCATTAATGAATGAATTCAAAGGAATACCTTCTTTTACTTGTGTTACAAATCCTAAAACGTGAATCACATCTTCAATACTTACATCTTCTTTTGAAAGTTTTAAAAGCTCTTTTGCAATATCGCCAAAGAATGGTGTTGTTCCAACATACATATCACCTGAAATTAAATAATTAATAGCCCCCACTGAAATATCACCAAATGCGTGGAAGAATGTTAGGTTATCAAATATAGATGTTATTAAATCATCTATTAAGTCTTTTGCTTCACCTGTGTTTACAAGAGTTATTATTGAAAGAGAAGTGCCTAACTTGAATAACAAACCTTGTAAATATCCATACATATAAACATCTTTAGCTAGTTGCGTTTTATCAATTTCACCACGTGAATAATTAATAATAGAATCTGCAATTTTTCTAATAAATTGTCCTTGAGCATTTTTATAATTCATGAATACTTTTAAGTAAGGTTCGTTTTGGCTACGAATTTGTAAACTATTCAAAGTTGAAATTTCTGCAGATTGTTGGGTTCTTTGAGTTTCCACAACAAATTCTCTCAACGCCTGCTCTTCGCTCATTCCTTTTACATTGATTAAATAATCAATGTAAGGTTTACCACCGAAGATGATTGCACCCATATCACCAAGGCGAAGGAATAAACTTGCAAGCTCTCTAATTTTACGTGGTGCTGTAATCGTTGACATTTTTAAGAGTTTCTTAGTTGAATCGTCTTTTACAAATTTTTCAACTCTGTCGTAAAACCATTTTTCAATAAAATTGTTATTGATAAATTGTTGTAACGCTTCATTTTGTGAACCGCTTTCAAAACGGTATTGTAAATATTCAATCTTATCATACATATATTTAATGGTTTCTTTTGGGTTCATTAATGCTTTTATAAAGCCTTTATTCCATTCATCAACAGGCATTACAGTTTGATAGTTTAAAGCTGCAAATAATTGTTTAATACCTGTTGAAGGTTTACCAATAATATTACCCGATGTCCAACTATTAAGCGCTTGACTTACTACTTTCATTTGTTGGCTTCTAATTGTTGCATTCTGTTTGAAAGAAACATTTACCAACTGTTGCATAAATGTTTGTAATGCAGTATCACCAAATTTGTTTTTTATTAAATCTTTAACGTCAGCTGTATTGAAAATTTTATTGATTTTATCAATGCTATCAGTTAAGAAAATAAATCTGCTCATCTGATCTATGTGATTATAAAACATAGCAACAGGATTTGAATATTTTAATTGTACAAAAGTGCTTCCACTTCTAGTTTTAATTGCTGAAGGTGTACTAGATTTCATTGTAAAATCTGTGAATAAATCCATTTCGGAAATACTTCCGTCACGCTCTGCAACAGAAGGGAAGTAAGCGGCAACTTTAGGTAAGTCAATTCCATACTTTTTGATAAATACAGCATTAGCAAGAGGATAATATTTATTAATCATCTTCATCATCAAGTCACCAAGTTTTTTATCTTGATCGCTTAGCTGATCTATCATATCTATTAATTGTTCTTCACCCCACATATTTATTTGACGTTCGTGTAAAACTTCATTTTTATCCCACATATAAGCTAGGATTAATTCCATTTTGTTTAATTTTACAGGAACAATACGGCGAAGTTTCCATTCTGTTTTTCCCTCATCGTTTACAACTTTGTCGTAGTTATTCTTTTTGTATGTGAATTCTTGAGATAAGTTCTTAAGAATTTCAGCATCATAATTCCATTTTTGAGTGCCGTAAATTTCAGCGACTTTTCTTTCAAATTCTCTTTTTTCTTTAAACGAAAATACAGACGATTTTGTTTCATTTGCAATCAAGCTATATTTATCTTTTACTTTTTTACTGAAGAATGCATTCAACATTGACTCCCAATTAGCAACGTTATTAACATAAAATTTCGTCAATAAATTAGCTTCTTTAGTTTTGCTTTCAAGGATTTTAACTACACTTTCAGTTGCGTTTTTATGATTTAACTTATTTAGTAAATCTTGTTCATCTTTAGCATTTTTACCCGCCAATTTTAAACTAATTACATCATCATAGAATTGTTTAATTAAATCGGTATTAGCGTAAGTCAAACCGTCAGCTTTTATTTGTAAAAAGCTATTGATAATTCTATCTTCAAAACTTAAACCGTCACTTTCACCTGCTTCAATTAATTGTTGACGTTCAAGTCTTAAGTCGTTAGCCTCTTCATTAGTCATTTTTAGAATTGTTCTCAATGTTTCAAAGATTTTATTAGTTCTATAATCGTAACGACCAACATATTTATTTTGTTGTTTAATATCCTTAGAGTTCATAATCTCTTGTCGAATTTCTTCAAGAAGAGATTTACGGTAATTAACTTCATTCATTGTATTAGCTAAATCCATAATGCTGTCTAAACGTGCATTTAAAAATGTAGCGTTAGGCGCATCAAGAATGTTAGTTAACATCTTGGCTTTATCTGTTGGTGTCAAGAAGTCTAATTTTTTCAATATTGTTTTTACTGTTTCTTGAAACGCTTTTACTTCATCTGAAATGTTTTCTTTATTTGCAACATCATTCATTACATCATCTGTAAAGCTAGAGTTTTCTTTAGTTTTGTAATTTAATTTGTTTACAGCTCTTTCAATTGTGTTACGTGCTTCTTTTTGTCTTTTAATATTACCGCTTTGCATTTCAATTAAAGCTTCACGTATTTCTTGTTTTGCTTTTTCAATGTCTGAAAGGTGTTCAATTCTATCAATGTACTGTAAATCACGACCAAACATTTCGCCGTATAAAGCAGCTGCATCTTTATCTTTTTTATCCAAATCTTCTAGCCATTCAAACATTGCTGAAAAGATTTCATCACGTTCTAAAACCTCTTCTTTGTATGCATTTAGTAGATATTCATATTGTGCTTGATATTCATTGTAGTAATCATCCGCATCAAAAGTTTGTTGCCAAGCATCATTGACAATGTCACTTAAAGCTTGTTCAGCTAAAATATAATCGTTTCCCTCTTCATAAAAACTAGCATCACCATAAAACTCAAGCCATTCTGGAGGATAACCACCGGCAGAAATTTTATCATCACATTCATTGCAACGTCTGTAAATTTCTTCGTGTTGTTTTACCATTTTGTTAGGACTATGCAAAACCATACGGATGTATTCTTTTTTATATCCAGTGGCTCTGGCAACGATATCGTATGCTACTTTTTTATGTCGAGCTTGACTATCTGTCAAAAATCCGTCGTTTGATATTGTAATATTTTTTGCCGTTTCAAGATACTTTTTGATTTTTTTTGTTTTATTTGTTTCTTTTGGTTGTTCGTCAAAAATTTCATCAAAAGCATTTTTAATATCATCACGCAAAACAAAGCCGTCGTTATTATTTAACCAATAATCATAAATGCCACGTAACCATTCTTTTAATTGTGTAAATACACTTTGGAGAGTTTTGTTTGGAGCTTTACCGTTATAAATGTATGCTTCAAAAGCTTTTGCAAAATCTTCGTGTTGTTGTATAGTTAGTTCGTTTCCTGTAATATGAAAAGCTCTTTTTACAGCTTCATACTTTTCAGCAATTTCAGGTGATTTAATAGACAATTCTTTTAAAGTGTCTAAAAATACGTGTCCTAATTCGTGAATAACTGTTGAAGCATCAGCATTTTGCATAATACCAATAATATTTTTTTCTGCTTCTCTGTTAAAATAACCTTTGTACCCCAAGATTTTTTCTGTTCTTTTTTCTTTAACTCTTTTGTGTAGATTTTCTAGAGGTGAAGAAAAGTTAGATTGATAATGAGTATTATTATTTAAAGATTTTAAATTAGTTACATAATCTCTATTATATTTTTTCAACAATTTAGACTTGAAAAGCTGTTTAATATATGTTATACTGTTAATAGTGGTATCGTGTTGCCTAGAGTTTTCTCGAAGCGTTTTCTCGTTACCGCTACTTTTTTGTTCGATAACATCAATAGAGTATATTCGCAGTTCTTTATTATCTTTCAAAACAAACTCTATTAAATATTCATTATTAGCAATTTTAGCAACATTGGCAAACCTCTTTATGTTTAATGAACTATTAGTTTTTGTGTCGTTATGGCTTAAAATCTTTTGTGAAGTTATAAATAAATTTTCAGAATTCAAAAGGATATTGCAAAAATCTTTGTAATTAGCATTATTTACATTTGTATTTGACAATGATTTTTCAATAGTTTTATTATTTACAATTGCGCTTTCATTAGTATTGTTATTTACAAGTTTTTTACCTTCTTTAAAATTTAGAATATTAATAATATTTTTCTTGTTATCAGAAGGTTTTTCAGAAATTTCAAATGGTAAATCAGAAGAAATCTTTTGCGGTTTAATTTCTTCAACATTTATGTCGTCATTCATTTCAATAAAAACTTTTTCACCCGTAACTTGATTAAGAATATAATCGTATTTGTCCGCTAGGTTAAACTCATTTTGTTTAATCATCTCTTGATTATCATTTGATAATCGGTTGATGTCATAGCTATTATTGCTTGATTGATAAAACGTATTCAAAATTTGTACGGCTTTATCATCAAACACAACATAACACTCACCGTCTTGATGACCGTTGTATTTAATGCCTTTAATGCCATACTCGTTTAACTTTTTAGAGGCAAGTTCATCAGACTCTAAATGTTCGCTTATTGCCTTATAAATAGTTCGACCTTTCAAGTTGCTATTTTCAATGTCGACTAATGCTAGTTTACCTTTCATGTGGTCTAATGCCATTTCTAAGCATTCTGAAATATATTCTCTTCGTCCTAAATCAATATAATCATCATTTTCATTTTCTTCAATTTTTATTTCAATTCTTTCTATTTCTTCAAGGATTGCTTCTTTACTCATTCCGTCATCAAGATTGGAAGTTAAAGACTTCAAACCTTCTTGAACCTTTTTAGATTGTTTAGAAAATGGCAAATCTTCATTAAGCATTACGTCATCTTCTGGAATATCAACCTCATAAAGTTGACCATTACTAATGTCTATATCATCAGGATTAACGTCTTTTAGCATTTTTTTAACTTTTACTGCTCTATCTAAAAGTATTTTTTTTGTTTCCAAATATCCTTTTACACGTGAATATTCTTTTTTATCCTGTTCGTATTGTTCTTTATAAAACTGTATTTTCTTATCTATATAGAATAAAGCGTCTTCTAAGCCATTCTTCTTTAATCTATATAATGCAGTTTGCAAATTTTCTTCTTCTACAGGCTGACCTTTGTATTTAAGACTAGACATATTATTATAAGATTCTAAAAGGTCTTTTCTATAATTCTCTGAAATATCTTTATTGCTTGCAAAATATAAACCCCAACCGTGTGCTTGAGCACCCTCACCAGAGCCGATATGTTCAGTTGAGAAGTTATCGAATTTGTGAGGTGTTCCGTGATATGCTGATTGATAATAGATATTCGCATTACCCTCGTCAAATGTTCCTCTGTTATCCACAGATTTAATTTGTTCTGGGTTAAAGACTATATAAGTTGTTGCTATTTCGCCACCGTCATTTTGAGCCCAATCATCACGAATATTTTTTACAATTAAACCGTCATAATTAGTAACGGCATAATTTAATTCCCTTTTTAATTCATCATAAAAATCATTATAAGTTTGCCCTTTTGCATCAATTTCAAGAGGATTTTCCATTTTTAAATATACATGCATTGGCTCTTTATGATATGTATCGCCGTATGTTTTTGCAATATTTATACTATCTGAAAAATAAATTGCATCAGGATAATCGAAATCTGTACTTGCGTTGTGAGGTTCAAAAATTTCTATATTGTTTGCAGTTGTTCCATGATAAACCACGAGCGGTTTTCCGTATTCGTCAACAACTTTACTATCACCAAACCACTTCTTAAAATACTTGCTGTCAGTTCCTTTTTCTAGCCACTCTTTTTTTGCTTCAGAAATTTCTGCAGATGTTTCAGCACCTGCAGTATTTACTGTTTGAAAATAAGCACCGTCAATTTCGTGCATACGCTCAATGTGTTCATCAATCGTGCCAGATAATTCTCTATTGATAGGGTTGATGTCAACTTTTCTTTCAACACCGTTGACGTCAGTAATTGTTAGGTTTTCATCACTAAAGATATTAAAGGCTGCATCTTCTTTCATTGAGCCTTTGTATTGTACGATTACATCTAAATCTGATGTATCTTTGTTTTTGCCTGTTGTATAACTACCATACAATCTAACATCTTCAATTTCAAACTCATCATAATCAATTTCATTTTCAGCAAGAATATTTTTAATATCATCTGTAAAACCAATTTGTAAATCTTCAACGGATTGTCCGAAATTTTCTTGAAGATTTTGTTTTGCAAACTCTTTAGGGTTGAAGTTTCTCTTTAAATAGTTTATAATGTTATTACTAGACTCTTTGCTAAGGGGAGCTACGATACTCAAGTTTTTGCTTGACTCGGTATGCACCTTAGAAGGAGTCTTTCCTTTATCCGTAACAAAACTTTCAACACCTTTTTCAGTTGATTTAAACGCTGTACAAATGTAATTGTCAAAATCATTTAAACCGATAGTTAAGGCGTAAAAATTACCATTTTGTGTCTTTATACCAACTTTGTAATTATCTTGACTATAAGCATTATTCTTGTTAGATTTATTTGCAATAAAAATGTTATCAATGTTATTTGCAACATCTTCCCAATCTTCTGCAGTCATACCGTGTTTATTTATTGAATGTGTAACGACTCCTGCAGGAATGCTTAACTTATAATTATCAATAGTTTTTTTTGCCTTTTTATTTTCCACAGGATTATTTATAACATTTTCAACAAAGTTTTTAACACTAAAAGATGTTTTATCTTTATACATAGCACTTTGATAAGCAACTCCGCCAACATCTGACGAGTTACCAAAAACTCTTTGTTCTATGCTTTGATTTGTAGTTGTCAACTTATTGGCAAAATCTCTAATATAATCAATGTCTTTTAATGTGCTTTTTGAAAAACTTTTAACAAGTTGAGCAGCTGCAAAAGCTTTACCTTCATCAACACCGACATTAACAAACTTTTTAAAGGTATCATCTGCAACTTCATTAACAACAGAATCTTTTAATTTTTCTTCCGCTAATTTTTCTAATATATCTTCGTTATCATTAATGTAATCAACCTTTTCATCTTGAGTCATTTCGCTAATAACTTTTTCTGCTTCTTTTGGATCTATATTATTAAGTTTAGCTTTATGACGTGCAATATTAAGAGCTGTCATTGTTGTACCGGTGCCACCGATTGTTAATGCCGGTACTAAAGCGGCAGTTCCTGCCTGAATAACTCTAGCTAATTCTTGTTTAAAAGTATTTGTATTTATACCTTCATCATTGAATAGTGCATCTGCATAATTACCTTGTACTTGTTTAGCCCATTCCGTTGCGAAAACGTTAGAACTTTCTTGCAACATTTCGGTTGCACTTTCAGTAGCTGTTGATTTAACTAATTGTCTTCCTGCTTTTTTTAATGCCGTATCTGCTAATAATTCAGCTGTTTCTTTGTTTACATCAGTTGCATAATAATTAGCTAACGCTTTTGAACCTTTTTGAATAAGTTCATTCTGCATAGCTTTATCTTTTATAATTTTTTTTAAGGCTTCAATCTTAGTAACTTTTAAAAGTTTATCCGCCCCCGGAATGGTAGCAAGTTCCGCAAATGCTCCGACTAGCTCAAGTGATGCATTAACAGCACCAACACCATAAGCTAATTGTTTTGCCAATTCAGTGTCTATAGGTTCACCATTATCGTCTTGCATTGTTTTTAATTCTTGATAAGCCAAGCCGGCTTCAAGTTCAAAACTCTTTTTAAATGCACCACTACCGCCACCAAGCTTAGCGCCCAATAACATACCTTTAGTCAATCCCTTACCCATTCCAAGTAGTGGATTTAAAGAACCAACAACAGCACCACCAACAGCTCCAACGGTACCACCAATGGCTCCGCCAATTCCGCTTTCTTTTAATATATCTAAACTCAAAGGAAATGATTCAATACCGGCATAAGTGTTGAAAGCTAAAGAGTTTTTAAGACGTTGTGGAAAATTGCTTATATTCGTATCTAATGCTGAATCGTTTATCAATCCCGAATTTTCAGGAATTCCATAATTAAAAGGAATTCTATTTTCTAGTTCTGCTAATTCACTACGTTCTAGATCATTCAAATTTCCTTGAAGTTCTTTAAAATTAAGCTCCCCAATACGAGTATTGGTAGTACCTTGTTGCCAAGAATGCTTAACGTTTTTTAAGCTACCATATGAAAGATTTTTGATTCTATGTAATAATTGACCTAGTTTATCAAGGTAAGTGTATTCGGGAGTTGCAGTAATTGAACCTTGAAAAGTTGGTGTTTTTTCTTCTTGCAAAAAATTATTAGATGTTTCAATTTCCCAACCGTCAGGAATAGTTACATTGTTTTGAATAGGATTAGTAATATTTTCTGATTCTGTTTCTATTTCAAATCCGTTAGGTATTAAATTGCTTGCCATATTCCACCTTTCAATATCATTCTTTCGCCTGATTGTTTGTTTTTAATAATCGTACCTTCTTTTATTTGAGGGGTTTGTTGCCCTGCTTTAAAAGAGATGTGTAAATGTGTTGTGTGATTTGTGTTCAAATTTCTATCTCTCGTTTTACCGTTAGCATCTTTTTTGTTCATATCTTGAATTTTATTAGCATACTTTTTACCAAAGGCTCTTAAAATCATTTGCCCGTCTGCATCAGCTGATGAAATGGCAATTTTTTCCACTTTATCTGAAGCTAGAGTTCTTCCGATAAGAGTTAGTTTTTGTTGTGTAGACATTTTTCTTCCGTTGCTTAGAGTGTAGCCAATATCCATAGCTAAACCTTCTGAATGTTTTGATCTATAAACTCCGTTTGGTTCTCTAACTGTAGATGAGATATTAAGCTTAAAACCTAATGCTTTTTCTATATTTGGAATTTCTGATTTTTTAAAGTTAATTAGATTTGGTGATTCTTTTATTTGAGGTGTATTTACAGCTTTTTTTATTGCCTCATACTTTAATTCAACACCTTTAGATTTTGTTTCACCTGCAATTCTATTCACCATTGTTCTAAATTGTTCAGGTGTCATAGAACCGTGTTTATCTTCATAAGCTTTTAGTCCTTGTTGCACACGAATCATAAACTCTTTTGACATATTGTCGTTAATAATATCCAGAGCACTACGCTCTGTTTTGGTTCCTTTTAAGCCATAGTATTGAGCGTATTTATCTTTTCTTTGCTCTAAATTCTTATCTTTATATTGTGTTCCCATACGTGCTTCTTCAGTTTGAATTGAAGCTTCAATAGCACTAGCCATAGCATTTTTATTTGTAAAAAATCCATATTGTTTAGCTGCATTTATAACATATTCATCATCAGGAGTGACTGAACTATAGCCGTGTTGTCTAATCTTTTCTTGCTCTTGCTTAAATTTCAAAATGTCTTTAGGTTCTAATACGTTCTGATACAAGTCAAAATTGATTTTTGAAAATTCTTCAGCATTTGTTAGCATAGCCATAGAGAAACCGGCATAAACTCTAGGATCAGTTTTTATGTTTCCACCGTCTAATAAATCTTGTTTCATTTTTATTAGTTTTTGTTGGTTAATAGGGGTTAAGCTTTCAGGAGGAGTGTATGTAGTAATGTCAAATTTTCCTGATAACAGCTTGTTAAATTCGTTTGTCAAAAGATCGTTTTGAACAGTTTCTTCATTTGATTTTTTTGTATTATACATTGAATGATAAAGACTGTTTTTCTTTTGCCACATATCAAAATCTTTTTCTTTATCTATAATGGCTTGAGCTTGTTCTACGGTATAACCTTTGTTAATTAAATCAGTGGCGAATATTCTAGCCGAATCATCTTCCGATATTTTTTTTATTTCTTTGGAAAATTTTGTTAAATTATCACCACTTAAAAAACTCTTATTGTTTTCTAAAATAATGCTTGCACGTTGGTAATTCCCGTCAGATATCAAGGCGCTTAGAACTCCGCTAACATACTCTTCCGCTCCTGCATTGATTAAGTTCTTAACTTGTTCTTTATCAAAATTGGCACTTTGTGCATAAATTTTTATAGCCTTCATCTTTTCGGACATGTTATATTCAAACTGTTCGTCGCTGTTTCTATCCCAAACACCTTGTGTGTTATAGTTTCGACAAAGATTATCAAGTTCTGTTTTTTCTGCCTCTTGTGTTTGTTTTAAATCGTGTGCAAGAATAGCTCTGGAAATTCTTTCACGATTTCTATTATTCATTTCTGCAAAAACAATATTTGCATATTTAGAATTTATACCCAATTCTTTTTTACGTTGCTCAACCCATTGATCGTAGTTTGCTAAAACATCTTTAGATTTACCGGCTGCATTACTTCCAAACTGATTAAAATATCCCTCTTTAGAATATAGGTTTGGTTCTTCCCATTGTTGGTAGATATCGTTTTGTAATTTTACTACATTGGTTCTTTCGTTTTGTTCCTGAATTCTATCTAACATTATACCAATGTTACCAAGTTCAGCGCCGACTTTTTGTGTAGCAACTCCAATATTTTCACCAAACGCACCTTTAACGTTACCGCCGTCTACATATTGGTGTGGAATTGCCTGTGTATTTACTTCTCTTTGAGCTTTATCAATACGTACCATTTTATATTCCTTTATGCTAAGCCATACATACCGTCTAACGTGTATTCGTTAGAAGTTAATTGATTATTTCTGAATTTAGGTTTGTGCAATGCACTAAATGTTTTAGCTCTTAATGAGCTACCAAAGTTTTTAATTTTATTGCTTGCGTTAGTTGTCCAATCGCTATTCATACCACCCCAAGAGTTTGAAACTGTAAGACCAACTTTAGAGATACTGTTTAAACCTCCTGCAATAGCATTTATACGACTTGCCGAAGCTGCATTCTTACCGGCAAGTCTTTGTAAGTTAGCTTGATTTTGGAAATTAGCGGCTTGCTGTTCATAATTCAATGCGTGTTGTTCCGCATTGTACATTGTTGACAATGCATCCATTTCACCGAGCATTGCTGTATCTTCTATTGTGTCTAATGCAGAACCCTCACCAACATTAAAGCCGTTAGCTGCCATTTGTACTTTTTGTGTTCCAATTGTAGATAAAGCTTTAAGCCTTTGATTTCTAGCATCTTCTATCCCTTGTTGTCGCACTTGAGCTGCGTTTTCGTTTGCTATTTTTGCATTTTGAGCAGATACTTGCGCTTGATATTCAGCTTCTTGTTGTTGAGCTTTAGCCTGTTGAATTCCACCAACAACGCTTACAGCTGTACCAACAATACCGGCAATTGCGCTACCAATACTTATTGCTGATAAAATACACATATTAATTAAGTCCTTTCATTGATTGATTGATCCTATAAAAGAAGGTTTGATTTTCTCTTTTAGGAATACCTTTAATGTTTCCAAAAACAAATCCTAAAGGTTCAAGCCACTTACGAGCTTCCAAATTTGAATCGTGAATGTAGTTATACATCATAAAATACTTATCATCGTATTTTTTTAATTCACGCCTGATATGTTTCAATAAACTTATTTTATGCTTAGATACCTCTTCTGTTGAGAGAAACCACGCACAGCCAACATCAGGATTGCTAGAGTCATTAGACCAGACACCACCCATACAAATGGGAACATTATCATCTTCACCAATTAAACATTCAAAATCAGTATTGATTATTTCGTTGAAGATTTCTTCTTTGTAATTTTCACCTTTTACGGCTAGACATTCTATTTTATCAGGTTGGCGAAGGTTGTCTAAGATGTAGCGAACATCTTTTTCATTTTTATTAACTTTGTTCATTTGTAGGTTCTTCCTGAACGTTTAAAACAGTAGCTATAGATGTTATAGTTAAAGGTAGGGTTTTATCTTGAATGATAGTAACACTTGCAGACGTTGTATAATCAGAATGAGGATATGCTTTAACATTTCCTGTTATAAGGTGTTCATCATCATTAATTGAAGCATTAGAACGTAAACACTCATACGGGCGTTGACCTTCAGTAAGAACTTTAAAATCTTCTCTTGATTTATAGATTCCTATATCAACTTGAGAAATTATTTTGATTAAGCCGTGAGTGTTTTCAGCTTCTATATTTAGTGTTTTTAATTCAAATTCATAAGGAAGCCCAACAACTATGTTTTTAGCTTCAACTTCTAAATCAATTGCTCCGTTAATAACCTTAGCTGTGTAATGTCCACCGTCAGCATTAATTGAAACCTGTTCACCTTCTAAATGTTCAAGTCCGGTAACGTGTGAAATTGGTTCACCTGAATAACGAAGTGAGCAATCAGAATAACAACCACCGGAAACATTAATAGGAATTCTCGAAGGCTGTCTTTCTATAATTTTTTTCGTTTCACCATTGAGAGTTCTTTCTACAATAAAGTAGGCAACATTTTCTTTTCCTTCACGAATACATTTAATATCTTCGTATAAACCTCTTGTAATGTATTGCCCCCATCCGATAACTTCTTGAGCTTTATCATATACAAGGCAGTTAGCAGTGCCGTCATCCTCAACTACAAATAATTGATGATAAGGCTCTTCGGAATAATCCATTTGTACAATGTTTTTACCTTCAAATAGATGTTGCGCCCAAACTGAAAGCTTTGTAGTATCGTAACTATCCGAAGCCCAAGTGTAACCTAAATCAGAAATCATTTGACCGCCGGCGTGTACAAATATAATCATACGACCGGTCACAACAGGTTTAACATCACTAGAACCTATATAAGCTTCTATTTCGTTTTCCGGTAAAGGCGAAGCACTGTACGTTCCGTCTGAACCTTTAGAAGACCAAACCGCTTCATCAGTAAAAATGATTAAATTCTTTTTCATACCGATTAAATGTTTAATGGTATTAACACCGTTATCAGATAATGATATAGTAATTGCATCAGAGGCAATTAGAGGGCGAGATATATTAAAGTTTTTATTTGTTCCTAATTGTGTAGTAACAAACTTAGACGGTGCATCAGGGAAGCGCCCAAATATTCTGCGTTGTTGAAACCAAGTAGTAACGGCAGGATGATTACCGTCAGCGAACGGATTTTTGAAGATTGGTGCAGTGCTTTCTAAATCAGGTTCATATTTAATATCTTTAAAGGAATTGGTTTCACTTGTACCAATAAAACCATAAACCCCATTAACCGAACGGTAGATATTATATTCTACGGCATCTTTTACTTCATCCCAATTAAGTGTAAAATATTCTTCGACACCCCACTTAGCTTCAATTTCACCTGTAACGGTTACGGCTTGACTTCTGATACTTTCTTCGTAACTATCTTTTTTTACAGCTGTTACAACGTATGAATATTCACGTGGTGATTCACTTGAACCGTGCCAACTTGCTGATAAGTTTGTAGGCGCTGCAATTTCAGGAGTTGTAACAAGTTGTGTTAAAGCCCAGTCATAATGAGATAATCTAGATAATTCATAAACATCAAACGAAGGATAACAACAAATTGTCATTATATCCGCATTTTGTGCCCAGTAAAGATTATCCAAGTCTTTTTCTTCGAATGGAGTTTTAACTTCAACAGGTAAACCTCTTTTTTCTTCCTCTTCAAAATCATCAGGGTAGACAACAACACCGCCATTTTGAATAAACCTAAAATACTTATCCCCTGCCTCAATCATATATGTTTGTTGATTGTTAAACTTAAAAGGAATAAGTCTAATTTTCTTTTGAGGATATTTACCGATAGTTACAAATTCTGTACCTTGACGATTAGAAACGCAACCCTCAATGTGTACAAATCCGTTTTTTAATCTAGCTAAAGAACTTTCGTATTTTTGTAAATTGTTACGAGCGTGAATAGCCGGAGTTATCTCACCACCGTTAAACGATTTTTGAACAACTCTAACCATTTATTAACGAGCCTCCAACCAGTTGTTATATTGCTCTTCATCATCATTGTCAAAGTTTGCATTGACAACTTGAGCTGCATCTATTAATTGACTGTATACTTGTAGACAATCAGATTGTGTAGCTCTAGCTCCGGTAATAGAAGGAGCAGACAAAAAAGCAAGATACCAAGATAAAGCTATTGCAAAATTACTTGTAATTTCATCTTCAGTAATATTATTGCCTGTGTATCTTAAAACAGCCTCATCACGATTACACCAAAGTTGTAATTTTTTATTAACTGTTGCTATTTTAAAATTAACAACTTTTTCAGTTTTAAGTCTAATAATTTCTCTAGGACAAGCACAATCATTAGGTAAGTCATAAGCAAAAATAAAATTTGGATCTAAAGGTGATTCAGGTAATTTTAAAAGTTTTCGATAGTAATCAGCAAAAACCCAGTTTGTCGCTTCAATTACTTGCTGAAAAGCCGGTTTGTAGAATTCTTCCAAAACCTCGTAATTTTTATCACCTTCATTTGCAACCATTGAAATTTTTAAATTTTTCAAGGTCATATTGTATATTTTTTGTTTTGTATATCTCATTTTATTTTCTTTCTTTAAACTTACTTTGATAATCACTTGATGATTATTAAAATAAGTTTGTTTATCGTTTGATAATCGTTTGATGAAAATGGTGAGTAAAAATACTCACCATTTGATAGTTGTAATGTTGGATTTATACATCTTTCCAGTCATCATCGTGACAATCAACAACACCCATTTTTACTTTACCTTGTGTTGGTGCTGTGCCGGTTACAACGTATTTAGCACGGATATAATTTTTAAATCCTTTAGGAACTCTACGGGGAGCAATGTCCGCACCTTCTTTTAGTTCTGCTAATTCGAAAGTTCTATCGTAAATTGTTGTTGTGCTGTCTGTAGCGAAAGTGCCATTAGCGCAAGACTCAATTAACACTTGTAACTTAGTTAAATTATTAAATGCTTCTGTTACCATACCTTTAAATGGTACATCTTCTCTTGAAGCATCACCTTTACCAACGTAAAGAGTATTAGTTGATACAGCGTTTTCTGTGATTGGTTGATTATCAGATAATATTGATTGTTCATCAAATAACATTGTTATAGTTTCCTTTCTTGGTTAAGAAAGCGGAGTTAACAGACAACATCCGCTTTATTTCGACTATCCCCTAGTCTGTTTAGGGTTTGCTATAAGGAGTTGAACTAAGCAACTTTCTTTTCTTCTAAAGAAATTTGGTCAATTTCTCTTAGAGGAATTTTCTTAAACATTTCAACTTGTTCACCTAAGTATTCACCCATAGTGAACTGAATGTTATTTTTATCTAAGATTTGATCTTCAAATGCATCAATGATGTCTGAATTCATATAGAAGAACAACTTACCGCCGTTAGCGTGTTTTTTAACCTTACGTACTAAGTGGCGCATTAATTTAGCTAAATCAATACCCAACTTTTTACGCTCAGCTTCATCAACAGGAATATTGCAGATACGACCTGAACATCTCCAATCTTCAACAGCTACACCTAACTTCCATTTGTAATCGTCTGAGTAAACATTAAATTTACCGCCGTTAGGTGCAGTAGCTTTAATTACACCATTGTCAACGTGTTCTAAACCTGCTTTTCCGTTTTCAGGATAAATTAAACTAATACCGGTATCACGCCAACAAACTAAGTAGATTGATGTTAAAGCTCCTGTTGTACCACCGGCATTAATTACGTTGTAACCAATTTTTGTTTTGTCTGTAGAAATGCTATCATACAAGTTGGCAATACCGTCAAACGCTGCACCTTTTTTCTTTTCGCCGTAGAAAATTTGGTGTTGCATTTCTTGATTCATTGCTTCTAAATGTGCTTTTGCTTGGTTAAGTCTGAATTTAGCAGGGTTAGGATTATCCAACACTAAATCTTCATCAACTTCGCTGTAAGCTTTTAACATACCTGTAGAAACAGTTACTACGGTTGTTGTACCTTTAGAAGGTGTCACACCTTCATAGTATTTTACCCAAGTAGCTTTAGGTAAACCATTTCTAACAGTTACATTGTGGTTTGTTGTGCCACCTTTACCGGCATTGCAAGGTTGATAATGTGCATCTTTAATGATGTCGTTTGTTTCAGACAATAACTCGATAAGGTCTTTGTCTGTTTGTTCTTTCATTGAATCAACCAAATTCACATAATCTGTTCCAATTAAACTCATTTTTCAGTTTTCCTTTCCTTGTTTTGTGCAATAAAAAGCACCTCCCGAGAGGTGCTAATTGCTATATACTTTTACTACTTTTTACATATTAGGGTACATACGAGCTGCAATGTCTGCTTTAAGCTCTTCTTTGTTGTCGTTGTTTCCTTTAAACGAATCATCTTGCATTTGAGCAGAGATATTTTTAAATAACTTGATTACTGCAGGGTGATATTCCAGACCTGTATCACCAAGAACTTGTTTAAGTTCATCAGAGGCAAATTTGTTATAAGCCAGTACGGCATCCTTGCAAGCCTTATCAATATTTTCAATACTTCCGCCAATTTCTTTGTCTGCTAAAGCTGCACGTTTATAGCCATTAACTCTTGCTATTTCTTGCTGTTTAAAAGCTTCTTGCATTTGTGATTGGCTTTTTTGCAGAATGTCAATACCATATTTGATGAATTCGTTATAACCTTTTTGTGATAGATTTAATTTTTCAGCTTTTTCTGTAAACGATTTCATCATATCTTGGTCTAGTTCAACACCTTCAGGCAATTCTATATCGTCAGTTGTGTAAGCTTCCGGTTTACCGATTAAATCGTTTTCTTCAGATTTATCTTGTTTATTTTTATTTTCTTGTTGTCCTTTGTTGTCTGTATCATCTGTCTGTGTTTCATCATTTGTAGAATTCAAACCGTTGTTTTGTAATTCTTCTGTATTGTCATTGGTTTGGTCTTGTTGGTTTGTCATTTCTTCTGTTGTCATTAGTCTTCATTCCTTTCGTTATTTTTGTCTAATTCATTTTGTTCCTCTTCAAGAAGAGCGCAATAAGCTTTAATGTTATGTCGTTTAAAATTCTCTAGGATATTTCCACCGATAAATCTTTTACCGGCATCGAAATCATCTTCTCTTTGATTAGCTGAAAGTCTTAGAAAATCATCACACCCACAATAAGTTATGTAGTGACTTAAGAGCTTTTGACCTTCTTTAGTGTTAGCTACAGCGCTAAAAGCTTTGTTGAAATCTTTGTCATTAAGTAGCATTAGACACCGAACCTTTGTAATAGGTCAGCGCCTGAACTATCTTGACCTCCAATGTTTTTAACTATTTCAGAACCGTCTTTCATTGCTTGCATTAATTGAGCTTGCTGTGTTTGTTGTTCTTGTGCTTGTGCTTGTGCTTTAATAATGTTTTCAACCTCTTCATTTGAATTCAATAATGAGCTGTCAATATTACCGAATTCTGCATATTTATCTACGCTTTCAAGCCATTTGAATTTTTGAACATACGCAGGATTTACCTGTGAAGCTACATTCAGAATATATGTTGAAAATCTTTCTAAACCTGAAATCTTACTTGCTAAACGTGCTCTTGTAAGAGTTGAGCAAAATTCAATATCTAGTTCTTTGTCTAAAATATCTTCTGGAGGTTCCGGACAAATTCCAACTTCACAAGCCAATTCAAATATCCATTCCATTAAATTTTTATGTCCGCTGTAAACTTGGTTTAATAATGGAGCCAATAAAGACAATTTTTCTTCTTTTAATTCGTTAACTTCAAAAGCTGTTCTGTCACCTTTTTGTGTGTTTAAAATGATAGAAAATAAATCATTGAAGAATGCATTTTCAATATCAGTTTTCTTAATTTCAATTAAATCGTGAATACTCATAAATTGAGCAGGTACTTGGTTAATCGGTTGAATTGTTTCTTTTGCGTTTTCAGGAATAGCAACGTAACCGCCGGCTTTGTCAGTAAGTTTACTTTTAAGATTTGCAGGACCTTTGCAAGCAGGTGAATAAATCTTTTTAATACCTTTTGCTTCATCCTCAATCATTTCCATTAATTGACGTGTATCAGGTATAGCCTCAATACCTGATGATATAGAAGGATATGTATCGGTGCCGGTGCATTCGCTTTCGTAGATAAAATAAGGGAATCTGTTATAACCGCTTTTGCTTAAGAACTTATCGCTTTTGTTGTTAGATGTTCCGATTTCATAATAGATAGAAACAAATTTTTTATTTTTAGCCCATACTGCATTCGGCATATATTCTTTGTTTGGTGCTACAAAGTGACAGATTTCATATTGTTCATTAAATCGTTTGTTTTCAAAATCTTTTTTAATTTGTTCGGAAACATTATCAATACCGAATTGGTCTATAATGTTTCTAACTGATTCTTTGTAAACTCTAATAAAAGTATCAGGTTGACCTTGTGCATCACGGGAATATCTGTAACTTCCCATAGGAATTAGCTTAAAGTTAGCAACTGTATCATAGTTGTATTCACCATACATTGCACCAAACCCATAAACTCCCAAGTGTCTGTAACACAAAGGTATTATTTGATAGAAATTAGAACTTGAAAGAATGCAGTTAAATAATTCTGTTACATAAGAGCACCAACTCAATACATCGTGATTTTTAGATGAATAATTTTTAATTTTGGCAGTAAACCAACTACTTGCAGGTGAGCTTGCAGCTGTCATAAGTCCTGATGAATAATTTCTAACAGCTCTTAAAGGTGTGCTGTCTTTAATTTTATTAATCTTTTTACGCCTTTTGTCTTTTTCATCTGCATAAAATCTAGCACTACGAGGCATAAAATATTCAGATAACTCTTGTAACTCCGGTTTAATGTAGTTAAAAACTTTATCGTGTTCAGCTCTTACTTGTTCAAGGTAAGAGATAGAATAAACATTTTTAGATTTAATTTCAGTGGTAGTGCTTGTCATTATTCACCCAATAATTTCTTTTTGCTAGTTGAAGCAAAATCATTAAGTCCATTTGCTGTAGTTTTAATGTTTTGATTTGCAGCTGCAGAAGCTTGACGTCTTGCATCACTTCCAGCTTTTTGTACGTTTGCGTTTGCTATTGTTGGAGTAGCAATAGTTTCTACCGGAGCTTGAACCACTTTAGTAGAACCACCGCCACCTGAACCGATACACATAATTTTTATTTTCCTTTCGTTTATCGTTTGATTATCAAGCGTTAATCATAAACGCTATATTCTTCCATTTTGTATTCATAATTTTCAAAGCTGTAAGTCTTCTTTCTACTCATATACTTGTTGTAATTGATTGAGTAAATGTTCATCATTACGCTGTCTGCAACGTCAGGCGACTCGCCGTATTTATCTCGATATTCTTTTTTAGGGATAATGACAATCTTGCCACCGTTGGTTTGATATCTTTTTTCAATTGTTTCTAATTGATTTCTGCATTTATCTTGAGGGATAATGACAAACTGATTATCTACAAATTCTTGAAGTGTTAAATATCCGTCTGCTCTTTGGTTTGCACAATTTTCACGAAAAGACTTACCTGCTCCGTGAAAGGCAATACAATTTTCAACTGCTTTAGATACAGAACAAAAAATAGGATAGCCCATACCGTCAGCATCTAACGTTAACAAATCAGGCTCAAACATCTTGTATAGGTTAATAATTTTACCTACAGTTACGTCAGTGTCTGCAATCTGCCATTCGATAATGTCTGATACTTTGTACTTGGCTGACATCACTTGGTCTATAATTGAACATTCACAGAAGTCACCACCTGCACCTGATAAGTCAACTGCCATACTTCTAAATGGTTCAATGCGTTCAGGGTAAATCTTAACTTCTTTGATTAAGTCTAATTTATCAACACTGAATAACATCAATTCAGAATCTTCTTCCGGTTCACCCTCGTAAACGTGCTTGTACTTCTTAGGATTTTTAACCTTCATCTTTTCAGCCTCTTCTTTAAGTTCAGCTGAACAGTAAGGATTTTCGTAATAGTTGATTTTAATGATTAAACAATTTTCTTCTTTGTCAACCATTTCAGTATAAACAGGATCACGTCTTAGTTTACGGTTCATTGTGAAGATTAGTTTTGAACCGGCTTTACGGATTGTCGGAATGATGATATCTAAAGTTTCTTCCGTAATTGCTTCCGCTTCATCAATCCAAAGAATGTCAAAATCTTCAAGACCTTTGATATTAACGTTACCGGATTGTCTAAATCCTCTGAATACGATTTCAGAATCTGTAAGCCGGTGGTAGATTTTATTATTTCTTTCGTAGAAGTTCAGATTATTATCTCTGATAACTCCCATAAATATTTTGTAAACAGAGTCTTCAATAGTGTTTTGAGTTTCACGACCGCAACATATGCGTACTTTATAATGTTCCGCTATGTAAAGTAGTAATCTTGCAACACTGTGAGATTTACCACCGCCACGACCGCCGTGTAAAAGTATGAACCTGTGATTCTTAAACTGCGTAAATATCGGATAAAGTTTAGACGGTATGTTTAAGATTTGAGGTAACTCTAATTCATAATGAGTTTGCATTACTTATCAGCCTTTTCAAATCCAAAATCTAACTCTTCACCGTTGACAGTTACAGAAGGCATAACGTTTGTAATACCGACGTTCATATCGCCATTGTCTTTGTATAAGCCTGCAAGTTTGCATTTGTTTTCAATCATCTTACGAGCTTCACCGATTAAAGGATTGCTGTTGTTATCTTTGCACTTTAGCGCAATCACTTGTAGAGATTCAAATTCATTGAAGGCTTCTTTTGCTGTATATTTCAATTCCTCTTCAATAACTTCTTGTTGCTTAATTTGCGAGTGTTCAATCCACTGTTGAATTTTTTCATTTTTCAAAAGCTTTGAAGCTTCCGAGTGAACTGTTTCATCTTGCATATTTGATGTGTCGTAAGCTGCTTTATATGCCTGTGTTGCGTTATTACCGTTGGTTAAATAACTCAATACAAATTGATTTTGTTTTGCTGTAAGTTTGGGTAAATCGTACATCTTTCGCTCCTCATCCCCTTTCAAAGAAAACTGTGTGAGAACCCCTCCTCACACAGATACATTTGATTTCTTTGATAGTTGGACTATATTTTAATTGCTGTAGATTAAAGAAAAAGGGCTTAATAGCCCGTTAATAGATTTTATGGTTTTATATGAAAAGATAATTGGGTGGCTTAAGTTGATTGTCAAAAAATGCTCAATTCGTTACACTCAAAAAGAAAGGGAGTCCTCAACCTAAGCCTTAATTCTAAAGAAAAACCCTGCATAAGCAATTAGTAAATTTTATGGTCTTTTAGTAATTCAAATAAACACACTGGCAGGGTTATTTATGACTATTACAATCTAGAGGGTTGTTAATAAACTTTTTTTACTGTGAGTCAATGCCGACTAACTTACGCTTATTGTTTATGAATGAATGAGCGTATCTCGCAACATCACCGCACTTGTACTCAATGTTTTCACCGTATACAATTCCTTTTTGTTCGTGCATTTTAGCTCTTTTCTGAACTAAATCAGATTGCTTTATGTCGATATCGTTGCGGAATGAGTTCAACATCTTTTCTGCTTTTTTACCGATAAGAGTTTTTTCAAATTTTTTATTATCAGCCTTTCTTGTTTCTACTATTTTAGCGAATATTTGTTTACATTTTGGACACATAGCAATAAAGATATGTCGGTTCATAAAGTCTTTATTGTCGAACAAAAAATAAACGTCTTTTGTCCGAAACGTTGTGTGGCAATGGGTAAACATATTTAACTATCCTACTTACTGCGCCTAGTGGTGAACTGGGGGTAAAATCTCATTCGGGATTTTAATTGCTATTTTTTGCTATTTTATTTCGTATGGGCACAGTTATTCTGTACTCTTAACGCACGTCGACTTCTTTTCAATGGCATCACCCACCAAGCGCATATACTTGGTTTACGTTTACTTCGAGCGTCCGTGCAAAGCACAATCTCATTATGTACGATTTCTCAAAATATGTCAACTTTGGTCGTACTGTTTTGAAATTTTTTAAATATCTCAAACCATGAATTTTTCATGGGTTCTAGAGTTTTGTAACAAATTATTAAATGTGCATTTCAGCCTTTTAAGCCTTTATGCCTGTAATGTAGATGTAGCCAGTATTTCATATCTTTTTCAAAAAAACAAGCAATCTTTTAATAGCTTGAATTTTTCAAAAAAATGCGTTCGGGGCAAATTCCCTTTTATTATGGAATTTTCGAGAGAACATTTTTTGTATGCCTTTTCTTATGGGCTTTTGGGCGCATTAAAATTTTGCGCCGTTTTTGTCGTATTTTTTGTTTTTACACACACTATCCCCTAAGGGGGATAATAGGGGGTATATCTTCTCTTCTCTTCTCTTCTCTTATCTTCTCTTATCTTCTCTTATGGATAACCGAATGGTATATCGAATGTTTATCAAATGATAATCAACCGATTTAAAAAATAAATAGTGCTTGTGTTTCAGCTGTTCGTTTTTTTAAAAATTTTTAATTTTTGCATAAAAAAAGGAAGTGAAAAAAATTCACTTCCTTTGATGATTTTTAAAACCCTAAAATAATTTTTCCGTTGGTAGTATAAAGCGGACTTTTCATATACCAAACTTGAATGCCGTGTTTTTTACCGAGAGGGCGCAAACGTTCAAAATACTTGTAATCTGACGGTTTTTCAAGAATTAAAATACAAGCCCCTTTTTTGCCTGTCATTGCGCTGTAATGCAACGATTGACCTAGACATTCAGCCCACTTTCGCCCGAAATCGAATTCAACGACATAATTTTTTGTTACGCAATCAATGCGTGTAAAGTCTTCTAGCTTGACCTCTTGACGACCGCCCCAACGAGTACACCATTGGTTTTGATACCAATGTTCATTATAAAGCTTCGCATCAACTTTTAATGCAAACATAAAAAATATAAAAAGTGATAGAATAAATTTTTTCATAATTACACCAAATGAAAATGATTTATAATAAGAATAGTTAACGCTATAAAAAATACTAATTGTAACAAAGATAAAAAACATTCAAAATTGTCAATTAGCCTAGATAATTTTACAAATTTTTTATCTTCGTTAAGAGAGAAAAACTCTAAAAACGTTTCAATATTAAAATTTTCTTTATTTAATTTGTGCCATTTTTTTAGATAAAAATTTAAGAAATTACCTTTTAAATTACGATAAATTATATCTTTAAACTGTTCTAAATATCGCTCAACTGTTGATTTTAGCATTTCTTTGTGATATTCACCAGATGATTTGTTAATCAATTTATCAAGAAAGACCAATTGTTCTTTTGTATAATCAATTTTGCCAGATTCAATATATTTTCTGAAAGTGTGGATAAAATCAAAAATATTTTTTTCTGTGATTTCATCTTTAAGATTAAAATATTCACAAATAAACTCAATATTATCCTTCTCAAAACCATATACCCAAGAAATTTTTTGATTTTCGCCCTTTAATGAAAGATATGCTTTTACAAATTCAACAGGATTTGGCAACTGAAAATTACTATAAAAATAAAGAATTTGATCCATAGAAATAATATGTCACAAAATCAAAAATCTTTAAAGAGTTCCTCAAGTGAAATATTAAGAGCTTTTGCAATTCTTAACAAAGTATTGATAGACGGGCGACGTTCCGCACGTTCAACACAGCCTATAAAATTACGGCTTACGTGTGCAAGTTCCGCTAATTTTTCTTGGCTTAAATTCAATAATATTCTGTTTTTTGCTATTCTGTAACCAACTGATGTAAACAAGTCATTCATATTCCATTTTATAGCAATTTTTCATTAAATCTACACCCTAATAGTGTGTAGATTTCAGCCAATCTTTTTGTTTAACTTTTATCACACTAACTTACCCGAAATAGTAATAAATAGCGAAAGTAAAGAAAGAGAGATTGTGTATGCGTATCGTACTCATTCAAGTTTCGTATGCCTTGTATAAAACATACGGCAAAAAGAGAGCTGCAAAAATTTTAAACGAACTATTGAGCTTTATTTGATTAAACCGTGACGTTTAAGTGCCTCATCAATAAGGCTAATCATTTCAGAATTTCTAAACTCTTCGTTAGATGTCGGAGTATTGAACATCTCACCAACCCCCGCAAGAAGATAATTAATGTTTACATTAAAGTCAACTAACAGCTTGACTAATTTGTCATTATTCATTAAATTTCTATCAGCCTCAATGTTTGATAGATACTGTTTAGAAAATCCGAGTTTTTCGCCTAATTCAGTTTGAGAAAGCCCTAATTTTCTTCTGATTTTTTTTAATCGTTCGCCTTGAGTAGTCATGTTAATATGTCCAAGTTTTGTAAACTTATGTAAATACTTATTTTATTATAGATTGACAAAAGTATTATCATAGATTTACAATCAGTTTATCAAATGTTCTTGAAAAATAGAATACACCAAACGAATGATTTTGTAAATTAGAATTGCAAAATTGAGGACTTAAAAAAATGACACAACCCCAAATGTTCAGAATTGAAAATTTATACATTGCCCCTGAACATTTCAAACAAAAACAAGCTAGGAGTAGAAATGGACTTAAAGAAAAGCAGACGTATGAGTATTCGCAAGATACGAGCAATCAACCTACAAGAACTAATAAACAGAATGACTGATTATTTTGTAGTGCTTGACCTAATAAGCGAAACCGTAGAAAAAAGCGCAGTATTGCGAGCAGTTGACATTGTCAACCAATGGATAAAAGCCGGAAGAATTGACAAGTACGGAAATTTAAAGGCTTGTGCAAATGTCTAAAAAGAATGATGTCGGATTCGTACCAAAATCAAGATACCTTTACTGGAATAAAACCGCACTAGATTGCTATGAACGTAATTGCCAATGTGAAGGTTGTTTATTAGACAAGATAGTCCGCAAACAAATTTCTTACGATTCCAGAATTCCATTCGAAAAAGATCCTAAGAGAAGACCTTGCCAGATGAAGGCAACAGTTTTAGAACTAATCCGACTAATCGGAAAACCAAAACTAAAGGAAGTTGAACAAATTTATGAAGATACAGAACCCATTTTTTAAACACGACATAAACGCAGAATGCGATCCTAAAATTGTCAAATTGTTAGCCCGAGAAGGCAACAAAGGCTATGGTATTTATTGGCGCTTGGTTGAGTTTGCTTATCGTGATGAAATCTATCAAGATGAAATTGATATTATCGCTAACCATTTCAGAGAAGATGAAGATATTATTCAGCGAATTCTTAACAACTATGACTTATTTTATCTTGCAAAACGTAAAGATAAAAAGATTTACACATCAGAAAGAATTGAAATTCAAAAATTTGAGATTGAAAGTAAATCAAAATCAGCTAGAAAAGCTGTTGAAATGCGTGAAGCAAAAAGACAAGCTGAAAGATTACAATCAAGTGATGAAAACAAGACTCCTTCACAAGACACTTACGGAGTTAAAGGCTTAAATAGCACACAAGCGGAAGGCATTAATCCGCAAACTCCTCCAGATTATGATACACAGAATAAAGACGGTTATGAAACTCCAACACCTATTGTTGAAGATGAAACACCGGCAGAATTGCCTTATACTCCGCAAGATGTCATTGTGATACACAACAAAATTTTAAAGAAAAATCAAGCTGTATCGGATAAAAACCGTCAAACAATCGAAAATATTATCAAAAAAGAACGCATTGACGGCAGGATGATAACACTTGAAGACTGGACAAAGATGTTCAAAAATGCCAATCGAGGTTGGAAAATCGACAACGTTATTAAAAAGCCAAACCTAACTCAAATCTTAGAATATTGGGATTTGTGCTACAACGACACTTGGAATTTTACAGGTAAATCGGAAGAGCAACAAGAACAGGAACAAGCCGAAAGCGAGAAAAAATTTAAGCGAATGGCTGAAGACTCACGACTGGCAGATATAAATTTCAAAGAAAGACACGCTGATTATGACAACATTTCAGATAAAAGAAGCGCCATAGAGTTCATAAAAAAACACTATAACGGCTTTGGAAAAAATATGTTAGGGCGTGTGACAGATTTCCAAGTCTTATCAAAACAGTATAACTTTAACATTCACGATGTACTTGAGGCAAAGGAATAAAAAATGAAAAAATACGTTACCCGAAAATATTATAATCCACAAAGTAAAGTTAAAATGTACGAAAACATTAAGGTTTTACGAGTTGTAGAAGAAGTTCACTACGATGAAGGAAGACAAGTTAAAACCGTATTTGAAGTAAAAAGTGACTTGGGTAATACAGTAACTTGTATTTACTGGAAAAAAGTCACACTAAATGCAGGTGATGAAATAACTTTAATCGGAAGATTTAACGATAGTGAAAAGAAAACCTTTATTTGTTCTCAAATCTACATTATGAGCCGAGCACAAAATGAAAATTGAACACTTTAAAAGTGAACGAGAGTTTAAACTAAAATTCTTAAGTCAAATGTACGTTTGCTCAAATTGTGAAATGATTACCCCGAGCCCCTATGATTGCCCCTTTTGCGGTTGGAGCGCAGACGGATTATTCAAAACAATGAATAAAGGTTACAGATATCAAATAGATGGACAGGAAGAAAAAGAAATTTTTGCACCTGTTGAAATAATTCAAGAAAGGAAACAAATACAAAATGAAAGGAACAGCAACAATGCCTAAAGAAAAAGACAGCGAGTATATCGCACCGGATGAAGCGTTAACAATTGGTTGTTTAATGAACATCATCAGAGCTTGCGACTCAAAAGACAGAACAAAATATTTGGGTGAAGTTATCGACACCGAATTAAAAAATGCAATTATTGCCGTTGAACGTTACAACAAATCAGCAAAATTGCAAATTAATTTGGTGATCACTCCGATTGAAAACGGAAAAGAAACAACAATCAGCGCAGATGTTAACCTAACAAAACCAAAAGGAAAACCGTCAGCACAACCATTCTTCCGTGATAATAAAGGTAATATCTACCTTGACGATCCTCAAACATTTACAAAAGGCGAGGTTGTACAACTTGACACGTAGATATGTTTCATCTCATCACGGCATAGATGTAAGTGCATCTGAATTGCTGAATGATTTAATATTTTCGGCAATACCAACAGATGAGGAAGAGGAAATTTTGCGCAGACACTCTGCAGATGTGAGAAAAATTCTCTACAAGCTGCAAAATCAAGAACTTTATTCATCAAAAATTGGAAAATACATAATCAGAAAGGACAACAAATAAAATGGAAGCATTATTAAAATTCTTAGAACAACTTTTTAGAAAAGACCTTAGACCTTTAACAAGCATAACAAAGGTTCAAAACACTTACACACAAGAAGAAAAAGAACTAATTTATAGTGATGCAGATGCAGAATATAAACTTAATGAAAGCTCTATAGCTACTACTCCGACAACAACCGTACACTCTAGAGAATCTTTTGTTAGCTTTATTAAGGAAGAACTAAGACGTAGAAACAATGAAGACGGAAACTACGCTACTGTTCAGGTTGGAATTAATGAATCTAAATTCTGCGCAGATGATGACAAGCACGAAGGTTTTTGCACGTTTGAAAGAATTTATTCAGAACAGTTTGAAGCATTGTCGGGTGCAAAAAACAAATTATTCGACCACAATTCATTCTTATTGTTGTTGCAAAGATTAAAACCGTCAATTGTTGATTTCAAAAATGTTTACACAAAACTTTCAACAATCAGAATTGCAAAAACCGCAAGAATGCAAAGCCAACCTACTTTCAATGAAGACGGTGAACTTGAAGTAGGTGTAACTTGTCAATTTATGATTCAATCTGGCGCGAGAGAAGGTACAACCGAAGAAATTACACTTCCAACAAATTTTAAGTGTACTATGCCGTACGTAAAAGCAGGCACAGACAATTACACATTTGATATTGAACTTCAAATTACAAAAGACGATTACGATAGACCGGCAATTTTATTACAAATTCCAAACTACGAAATTGAAATTGAACACGCTATCAAAGATGAAATTAAATACATTTCTGATAACTTACAAGACAAAGAAAATCTTTTAATTTTAAAAGATATCTAATCAAAAGATAATAAAACGATATATCGAATGATTATCATTCGATATATTGAAATCACAAAAATACAAAATCAAGAGGTACAAAAAATGTTTGATATATTCAACAAAAAAAAATTAAAGGCATACAGACTCATTACGGATATACAAAGTATTCTTATAAACAGAGTAATTAAAGAATTAGAAAAACAGCTTAAAAAAAGAGAAAAAAACATAGCACGCCAAGCCGAAGTAACAAGAAAAAACGTTAAAAAAAGAGCTGAACTAAATAATAAAATTTTAGCCTTGCAAATCGACTTGGAAGAAGCTAACAAAAAAGTAAGTGCATTAAGTGACGAAAACAGAAAGTTAAAAGAAGAACTTAAAAAGTTTGATGAAGAACATTATTGCGTAACTTTTTGCAAAAGAAATAACGCAGTTGATGAGGTGTCTAATGTTGCAAAATGTTCCGATTAAAGTTTCAGTTAAAAACAAAATGGCTCACACAAAAACTATTGATGATTTAATATCAGAAAATAAAAATTTGCAAGCTAGAGTTAGCGAACTGGAAAAATTCTTTATCTGTCCTCGTTTAGCTTTTAAGTGGAATGTAATTGCAGATGAATGCGACGACTTAACGATTCAAATACGTTTACCGCTACCAACAAAAACAATTCAAGCTGAAATGAAAATGAATAGATTAGATTTTGAAAATCTGTCAACTCCACAGCGTGAAGAAATGGAAGATATGTTAGCTTTAGAGATTGCAAAATCTCACTACAATCTAAAGTAATTAATAAAGCGTGTACGGCGTACTCTGAACCCACGAGAGCCGAGATTACCGATTGTGGGGGAAAGTCTTAGTTCACTAGCACTAACACAGACAAAGAACTAATGACAGTTGGAAAGACAACATAATAAAGCCTATATCAGACTTAATAGTGATTAGGTACGGCATAACTGGGATGTGACATCAAGACCACTAATTAACCAGTCCGACACAAAAGGTACAGCGCAGAGATAAATATAATCTCGTACCTTTTGTGTAAAGCAATAATAAAAAAGGATTGAACAAAATGAAAGAATCACTAACAAAAATCTTTATAAAACTTCCGATTGAAAATATTTGCCTAACCGTTACAGTTTTTCTAAGCATGCTTAGTTTAGTTGTATCTGCTGTGTTTTTACAGAAATATTCTAACTCAAGTAACCCACTTTTAAGTTTGTGTTATCTTGTAAGTCTTTTTATCCCCATATTGCTTTTAGGCTTAGGTTTCTCTGTTACTGATAAATTAAAAACATTACAAGATAATATCAAAACTTCGATAAAAAACAAAAAGTTAAAAATTGATCGCTATCGTGATAAATACCCCAAACGTAGTGACAGAATCAATTCATACTGTTACGGATTTCTAGTAGATGATCCATTTTATCAAAGAGGTACAAAAATTTGTAGAGATTGTTTCTGCCCTTTGAAATTTGCAATGATGATAAACGAGGACCGAAAAGAAAAGGAAACGTGCAAATGAAAATCCTTAATCTTTATTGCGGAATTGGCGGTAATCGTTCTTTATGGGGCGAAAATCACGAAGTTACAGCCGTCGAAATAGATGAAAAAATCTCTAAAATTTATAGTTACAAATTTCCGAAGGATAAAGTTATTGTTGGTGATGCACATCAATATTTACTAGAAAATTTTAATAAGTTCGATTTCATCTGGAGTTCACCACCTTGCCAAACACATAGTAGGCTAACTTTTTTAACCAACTTGGTGGTAAATATGAAAATAGAATTAAATACCCGTCAATGTCTTTGTACGAAGAAATAATTCTTTTACAACATCACGCTAAAAATAAATGGGTGATAGAAAATGTAATTCCATACTACACACCCTTAATACAACCAAGTTTTTCTATTTGCCGGCATTATTTTTGGAGTTCTGATTTTATTCTTTCAGCACAATTTCAGGATTCTAAATTTTGGAAAATAAAAGATAAAACAGAAGAATTAAAAAAAAGATACGGTTATAACAATATACCCAAAGAGCTTTTTAAAGGTGTAAACACAAGACAAGCATTGAGAAATTGCGTAATACCGGAACTAGGACGATATATATTTGAACAGATAACAGGAGTAAACAATGTTAGATAATATACCACGACAAAAACAAGTGCTACAAGACATATATAATATTCTATCGCAAATTGCCGTAGATGTTCAACCGCCCGAAAACGTAGCTATCAATACAACCGACAATATACATACTATTCAAAATTTTGGTTATAATTTAAACCCAAAACATTACGGCAGTTATGAATATGCCATTTCTTTAAAAATAGGTGTTGATTACAATATAAAAAATTTAACAGCAACAGTTTTAACGGCTCATATTGGAAACATCTTCCCAGAATTAATAAAAAAGGTAGATGAAAACGCAAACGAAAATTTACATGAGGCAAAAAAGACAGAATGCAAGTATAAAATTCAATCATCAGAAAATTTCAAAACTCAACCTTACTGCTCAATTCTTAATAAATTTTGTGAAGAGGTGTCTTTTGTTTGTGATAAAAATTGCCAAGTTTTTGAAGATTTCAAGCAACTTGCAAGAGCAAATGAAGAAAACAAAGAGTTAAAAGCTCAATTAGAGCAACAAAAGAAAGAAAATGAAGAATTTAAAGAAAAGTTATCTCAAGTAAAAGATATAACAGAGCCTTTAAATTCTGAATTACCGGAAGATAAAGTTATTAGAGAAATCTTCCTAATCGTTAATGATTGTATTAACAAAAAGGTCAACCCCTACAAACAAGCACTTGATGAAATCGAGGAATTTTGCAAACAAAATCACTACTGTTTAGAAAGTGAATATCGTTGGTTTTCAGACGAAATACAAGACATCATTAGCAAAGCAAAGGAAACGTAAGAATGAGAATTGAAATAGATAAAGAAGAATATAAAGATTTAATCGAAACGAAAGAAGAATTCTTAAAAACTGTTAGAAAACTCGATAATATAACCATAGAAAATATCAAATTAACAGACAAACTTCAAGAAAAAGAGCAAGAGTGCGAAGAATTAAAAAGAGAAATAGCCTTTAGGAACAATGGAGAATTGTCCGACAAAATAAGAGCCATAGTTTTTAAAGACCTAAATGCCGAAAACTCAAAATATAAACAAGCACTTGATGATATTGAGAGATTTATGATTTTTGAATTTTCCGGACAAAATGAATGGGTAAAGAATGATGTTTTAGGCATTATCAACAAAGCAAAGGAGGAATAATGGGCAGAAACAGAGTAAACGTAAAGATAGTACCATATCTAAGAGATTTCTTGCAATGCTTTGCAGATGATCAAGCAACAATAAGAGCAATAAATACATATTTTAAAGAACCTGAATGCGGTGAACTCACCGAAGGTATGTATTGTTGGGCAGAAATAGTTTGCGATAAATTATGTTCGGAATTGAATATCAAGGGTGATGTTGATAAAGATATTATGAAAGCCTTGTGTAACGAATGCGAGAATGATGATGAACTTACAGAACAAGGTAAGTTATTTTTCAAAAAGGACAGTGAGTAATGGCATATCGAGAATTAAACAGTCTTAGACTTAAAGAAGAATATTGTAATAAGCCGAAAGGCAAAGACTGTCCTATTCACAAAACTTGTTATGATGATGAATTTCAATGTCGTTATTGGAAACAAGTTTTTATTAATCCGACAAAAAATAAAATATTAGAAAGGAACAAAACAATGCAAGATAGATTTAAGTACAAGGTAAAATTTGAAACAGATGGACAAGTTGAAATATTTGATGTCATTGATATAGACTTTAAATTTCAACAAGTATTTTTTAGACGTCAAGATGACGGGGTTTATAATATCGGCTTAGGAGTTAAAGGTGCAGAGTTAATTCAATGCACAGGCAAAAAAGATAAGAATAACAATCTAATTTTTGAAGGCGATATTTTAAAAGAAACATATTTTTCAGAGGATACGGATTCACTTACAAGCTGCCTTTACAAGGTTGAATTCGATAAAGATGTAAGCGCCTTTTGCTTTACCGAACTTGACGGCGGATATAAAAACTATTTATGCAACTTTGATTACAAACCCGAAGACTACGAAATAATCGGCAATATTTACAAAACCCACGAACTATTAAACGAGGTGGAATAGATGTTAGATACAGTTTTATCAATAATCTTGGGTAGTATGTTAGGTATATTATTAGGACTTATCGGCATAGAAGTAAAATATTTTATAAAAACATTTAGAAAATAAAGGAGTAACAAAAGATGGATTTAAACGAATACTTTATAGAAAAAGCAAGCGAACGTGAATTATTTACTTCAAGTTGTTTTCTGATGAGTACAACAATTATGGCCTTAAATAATCACTTTTATATCAGAAATATTTTGAACAACTTTAAAAACAACCTAAAAGGAAAGTCAATATCTAGATTAAAAGAAAGTATTGGCAAAGGCAAAGGTGAACCTTTTACGTTTGATAAACTTATATTTCTGGGTAATAATCTAGATAAACCACTTATTGACTACAATGAAAAATATTGTTTTGACTACAGAATTCTTTTAATGATATTAAAAACTTATAGCGATAATGAACTTAGTTTTTTTATTTCTAAAAATAAAAGAGAAGAACCAGTTTTAAAAATATACAGGAAAAATAAACTTTTAGCTCTATTTTTAGCTATGGAAAAATAGAAATTATTAAAGTGTTCATCATTTAATCATCAAATGATGAACAAACGATAAATACATTTACACTAAACAGGGATATTTAAAATATGCAATTACCAACAATAGAAATAGAAAATATTATAGAAAGCAAAATCAATAGCGGAGTTGAAAAATACGGTAACGAATTCAAAACTTTGATTGTTGAAATTATAGCTCTAGAAAAAATGATTACACCAAGTGCAAACGTGCAAAAGCAATCTAGATTAATTCCACTATCAAAATGGAATGATTATCACGAAGTGCCGGCAGTTGGAACCTTAAGACAATGGGTTTTTCACAATCAAGAGTTCAAAGAGGCTTGTATTGTAAAACAAGGCGCAAGAGTTATGATTGACGAGGATAAATATTTTAGATATATGGAATTAACAGGATTATAGATCTTGTGATAACATCAGATTAGACGTACTGTTAATTAATTTAGCAGTATGTTTTTTCGTTAAATGTGAATAACGGTCAGCCATAACAATGGATTTATGACCTAGGATTTCTGCAATATCTAATAAACTTCCACCGTTCATAGCAATATAACTTGCTGTCGTATGTCTTATGTCGTGAATATGAAAATCCTCTAAGCCGATATTCTTAATTATTTTTTGCAGCTTACCACGAACATACACAAGTTTACCCGTTTTTTTATTTATAAATAATTTATCTTTTATATCATTATTTTTAATATATTCTGAAATGGTCAGTAGAACATTTTGAGGTAGTGGAACACCACGGCTAGTTTTATTTTTTGTATCTTTATATGAAACTTGAGCATTTTTAAAATCAAAATCTTTTATACTTAGATTTAAAACTTCTGAATATCTAGCTCCAGTTGTAAGTGAAATCAAAAAGAAAACATATATCAATTCAGAATCAGACTTGCAAGCTGCAAGCAATTTTTGCAATTCAGTTTCCGATAAAAATCTTTTGCGCCCTTCAGGTTTAACCTCTGTTGTTACATTGTTCATTGGATTAATAGAAATTAATTCCAAATCCTTAGTAGCATATCTAAGCACAGCAGAAAGACACATTAAATATTTATTGATCGTGTTAGCTTGTCGCACCACTAATTTATTACCCTTTTTAAATTTTTCGTTTTCAAGGATATTTTTACATTGAGTTATCATTGATGTAGAAAGTTTTTTAAGCTGAATATCGCCTAATTGGTTTTCCCACCAATCATACATAACTTCGTATTTTTCAGAATGTTTGTATCGACGTGGTGACACTTTTTTTCTGAAAAATGTTATAAGCTGCCTAAGTGTTTCTATTTTTAAGCCGTCTTCAGTCATGAAAGAACTTTGTCTATACACACCTTCTTTCATTGCTACTTCTGTTTTTTGTGCAAAATGTAATGCATCCTCTTTGTTACTAAAAGTTTTTATGACACGCTTGTAACCTTTAATTCTGATGTCGACTTGATAAGTAATACCTTTTTTGTTTTTAACCTTTTTTATGTTTGCCATTTTTTCTTACCGCACTTTTACCGCACTAAAATATTAAAAATTAATAAAATAAATTAAAACTCATGTAAAAACAAAATCTACTAAAAGTCAAGAGTTGCTTTTATAATCTATTAATTATTTTTATAAATTATTATTAAAAATATATAAAAACAAAAACTTAATATCCTCGTGTTTATTTAATGTCTGCCAATTCTATTGACAGACTTTTTATTATGTAGCCCGAGCAAAGTTGATTTTTTGGTAGATTGAAACGGAGGGAAACTCGTAACTTTGAGTGGAACATTTACCTCTTGTAAACTTTGAATTTTTGTTTCGATTGCGAGCGTTGTCGTTTAATACGAGGGCGTATATTTGCAGTGGGAGGTTTGGATATTAGATTTGTTTACTAAATTTATTTTTTGATTTGATTCTTCGGAAGTAACATTTTTGTTTTCAAGATCAAAGAATTTGTTTTCGGTTTTTACATTTAAGGTTTGCGGATATAATTCATCAAGAAAGGTAAGTACAAAAATTCCTTTCCAGAAAGAATATTCCGCACGCATTACTTGATAACCGTTATTTTTATAATATTCTCTGACAATTTGTTCTGTTGAACATTTATTGCCGTTAGAACAATAAAAATTAGTTTTTACCAAATTCTCCTGTTTTTGGTGCAGTTGTCATTTTTCTTGAAAAATCAAGTAACTCTTCGTTAAATTGGTATTTTGTATGTTCAACCTTAAACCTCTTTTTATCTCAATCGTATTCTTTTTTCCAATAGAATAATGTCCTGTGTAAAAGGTTAAGTTTTGCACCAATCACATCAAGCGATTGTTTTTCGTAAGCACACAAATGCTCTGCCTGTTTTATTTATATAATTTCGTCATATAAATTTCTTATTAATAATAAAAATTAAATAGTTCGATCTAATAAAAGACCGAACTATTTATTACTAAATACTAGGTTTGTTGCGATAATATCCTTTAACCTTTGTTCCATCTGAACGGGTATACGAATTTATATAAATCAAATTTCCGGCCTGCACTTGTTGTTTCGCTTGAGCCTCAGGCATAACTTTGCCTGCTACAACTTGTTGATTTATAAAATTTTCTAATCTTAAATATTCATCTGAAGACATTTGTCCGATTTCTTCATTTGTGAACACCCTATTAGGATCAATATCTTTAAAATCAATATCCATATTGACTCGTCCTTCCAAGCGATTTGATTTGTATTCCACGGCATCTTCTAAATCTCCCATAGTTTCAATAAGATGATTTTGCCATGGTTTTGTACCACCCAAATAATCACCATAATGACTTTTAGTTATATATTCATTTCCTTTACCATAATCAATTATATATGTTTTTCCAAGTTGATTTCTTAAATTAAGATTATATGTTGTGTCATCAACGTTTCCGTAATTTCTTATATTCTCTAAATTATCTCTAACGTATCCTTGTAAAATATCTCTTATGCCATAAGCATTAAATGTAACTGTTTCGTGTCCGGTTTTATTTGACATCAGCTGTGCAAGACTACCACCCAATGAGTGTCCTGTAAAAACAATTTCCTGGTCAGGGAAATCTTTTTTAACTTTTTCATAGAATTTTTGCGCATCAGCATATTGATTTGGTAATTTTTTCATACACATATCAATATCGTTTTGCCAATCCTTTTTGTCTTTTTTTTCAGTTCCTCGTATTGCAATAACAACTTTTCCATTTTTGTAAAATGCTTCTCCATGGAATCCACTTTTTTTGTCATATTCTGAAACTTTAATCCAATCTTTTGGGATTGATTTTTCATTTCCTTTGTAAACACCCATTGAAAGAGCTTTCATTTCGTTGTCGAATTCAGTTGTTTGAGTTTTTGCCATAGTTGTTTTTCCTTTCACTTTTTTATATACTATAACTATGTTTTTAGATAAATTTAGAAATCGATATAGTTTTAATTTTTTATCTGCTTGCGGATTAATAATATTTTTATTGCTTTGCATAATTATTAGCCCTTATATTCTTTTAACTAAAGATGGTCTTTCTTTTATTCCTTTATTTTTATTTTGTCAGTGCCTTTTTGTGCTGGATATTCTATTTTATATAATTACATTTTTTATATACGTATTTGAAATAATTAGTTGGAAAAGAATAACAAGTGAAAAATTTTTGAATAACAAACATGTTAAAATTTTTCAAACATTAGGCATAGCGTTTTCATTTTTACCAATAATGATTATTGCAATTTTTTATATTATTTAAACAATAAAAAAATACAGCACTGCAAAACATTGGCATAATAGCATTTATGCTAATTGTCATATTAGATTTGATAATTTTCGGTTTTCAATACATAGAACCTATTTTGTATAATTTGAGAAATTAATTATTTTTGCTATCTATATTTTCCTCCCTTTGAAACTTAAATCGTATTAGACTAGTGTAATTTGCTATTTATAGTGTTTAAATATTCGACCTCAATATCAATGAATTTCTGTTGAAGTTTTTCGGTTTCTTCAATGGCGTAGGATGCTATTTCAGCTATTTCTTTTAATCTTTTTATCTTCTCTCCAAAATGGATTTCTATTGAATCTTCACCTTGCTTTGTAATCCATTCACAAGTAACTTCTTTTAATTCAGAATCCAAAATTTCAGGCAAAATTGAATTTAGCATAATTGCTCTGACGTAATCAGGTAGTGGTAATCTTAAAGATTTTGCTTTCTTTATAAGTGGCTTTTTCAAATCGTTTGGAATTCTCATACTAAATTGTTCGGTATTTGAATTCATGTTATTTTTAATAAAGTTAACTATCTTTTTATACATATAAATCTCCTGTTTACTAGAATATAATACCAAATTATTAAAAACTAGTCAACATAAAATTAAAAAACATGTATTTATATAAAAGTTATACCGTTGATACTAAATTTGTTTTTCTCAGTTATTCTTTTAACCTAAAAATTGCAAGTTTCTTTCTATTGCACTGATATTTATCACTCTTTGTCTAAATAAAGTCAACCCTTTTCCGCCTGTGCAATCAAAGATTGCTACGGCGGTGATATTTTGTTTCGCAACTTACCTCTCACAAAACAATACTTAATTGTTTTGTTCGGCAGAGTGCCGACTCAACGTCGCCGTGCGTGTTGCTTCACACCGGCTAACGCATATCAATCTCAGAGATAATTCGACACATCTCAAAATACAAGAAATTTCAAATTGGTTTTTTTGTACTCATTTTGTCCAATGGCTAAAAGGTAAATGAGTTCAACGATAGAGGCAAATTTAATTAAAATTATAGAAAATATTGTGGACTTTTGAGCACCCGAAAAGTCCATTTTGGTGTACTTTGAAACTCAAATCTCATTTCGAAAAAATAGCCTCTATTAGCCTAGAATTGGGAAAATTTATATAAACATGCAAATCCAAATTGGACTAATAAACCCCAATAATTAAAACGACAATTCAATAATAAACTTGTCAGAAAAAATGTCGACGGGGGGACTTGAACCCCCACGACTCTCGTCACATGCACCTCAAGCATGCATGTCTACCATTCCATCACGTCGACAGAAACTTAAATATATTTTATTATAACACACCATATATTGAAAATTACACGAATATATATTATAATAATATTTGTAATTACACTATCACACTAACCAATGAGGTAAATATGCAAAGATTTTTAGCTGGCGTGTTAGCTTTCTTAATGGTAGCTTTCAATTTTCTACCTGTTTTAGCTGCACCAAATCCAATTAATGATGTGAAATCTAGTTATTGGGCATCAAAAGAAATTAATTTTGTTGTAAAAAACTCTATTATGACGCTTGATGACAAAGGTTATTTTAATCCAAACGAAAGTATGACTCGTGTCGCTTTTGTTCACTCTTTATTAAAAGTTTTGTCAAACGAAAACTTAAATGTAAAAATTAAAAATTGTTTTACTGATGTAACTCAAAAAGACGGTTTTTACGCTGATGTTTTACGCTCTCAACAATTAGGTTTAGTTTATGGTTATCCCGATAAAACCTTTAAGCCTAATCGAGCGTTATCAAGAGCTGAAACAACTTCTATCATCAGTCACATAACAAAAGATTCAAACGCAGATACTTCATCTCTAAAGGGTTTTGAAGACTACATGTCAATCCCAACTTGGGCCACAAAAGCTTATGCAAAATCAATTACTTACGGTTTATATGTAAACCATCCAAATTTTGAAATGCTTGAGCCAAACAGAAATTTAACAAGAGCAGAAGCTGCAGTTCTTTTGTATAAGTTATATCAAAAGATTAACCTTGTAAAACCTCAATACAAAAGCGCAAAAGAAACAATTTCTAACGTTGAACATTTAGATGTTTCTAAGAAAGCGCCAAATAATGAAGTTAAGGTTACAAATTTAAGAAAAATTATAATGAAAGACAACGTTTTGAGAATTTCTTTTGATCAAAAATACTGGTCTAAAAAATCTCACGTTGGCGATTGCGTAAATTTTGTCTTCAAAGAAGGCGTTTACACAACGGAAGGTACTCTTGTAATCCCAGCAAGTACATACATTACAGGTGAAGTTATTTCTATTCAAAAACCACAATGGTTTAATAAAAACGCAAGAGTTGGCGTAAAATTTAGAACAATGGTTTTACCAAGCGGTAAAATCTATGCAATTGATGCTGATCCATTTACAAAAGACAGAAAATTAAAAGAAGGTCCTTGGATGACATTCGGTAAAGTTTTAGGTTGGACTGTTGGTCTTGGTGCAGTTGGTACCGGAGCAGGTATCGGTTTTGGATTTATTCCAAACCCTGCAAGATTAGGTACCGGTGTTGCAATTGGTACTCCAATCGGTTGCTCTGTAGGTCTTGTCCTAGGCTTAGTTACTCCGGGATTGCATTACAAAGCTAAAAAAGGCGAAAATATTCTAATTATTCTAAACGGTGATACAAGCATTTGGAATCAATAATTTTTTGTTAAAAAGTAGGAATGGCGCTTTGCTGTTTGCAAAGCGCCATTTTTATTATTCCAATTTTTGTTATATTTGTTAATGTTTTAATTAAATAACTAAAGTTTTAATAATTAAGTGTCGTTGTATACAATTGTAAGAGGTATTAAGAATTGTGTTGGGGGTAAGATTATGACAGAATTTCAAATTGGAGCAGGACTTCAAGAAACAAATAACAATGGTAAAAAACAACAAGCTACAAAAACTAACAGCGCATCGGTTAAAGATATTGCTTTATTTGGTGATAACAAAAAAAGACAAGGTCCGTTAAGACCTGAAGAGTATAAAATTCCTTCGATTTTTGACGGAAGTTATGATTATAAATCTAAAAATAGTAAATTGTTTCCGACACCTAAAAAAACTGATCCTATAAAAGTTCCTTATATGTCAAAGGAAATGCGTGAGGAGTATAATAGAGATACTATTGTTACTATTTATAAATCATTGAATAGCACTTCAACGTCAAAAGCTAACACTCAAAGGTTATATGAAAATATTCACAGATTAGATTACCAAAACTACAAACTTGCATTCTGTACGTTTGAACAAGCAGGTGTGCCTTTGGTAGATGTTATAAATCAAACAAAACATTTATCTAATGCTCAGAAAAAAGAATGCTTAAATTACTTGGTAGATTTAGGCAAAAAGACTGCAGATTACGGTAATCAACGTTCTGACGATGTTGTTCCGAACATGAAAAAATTAATTGCTCAATATGATAGTCAACATGGACTTGATGAAATTAGCAAAAAAAGATTGTCTGCAGATTTTAAAAAGATTATAAATCGTTCTGATACATTGCAAACTCCAAAACCTGCATTACCAAACGGAAAAATAGATAAATCTTTCCAACAAGGTCAAACAGGTGACTGTTGGTTATTAGCGGGTATAAAATCATTGTCAATGACTCCTCAAGGTAAAAAAGTTCTAGATAATGCAGTAAAAGCGGACAAAAATGGTAATGTTACCGTAAACCTAAAAGGTGTCGGTAAAAAATACACCATAACAGCTCGTGATTTGAAATGTTCAAATGAATTATCAACAGGTGATACTGATGTTAGAGCATTAGAAATTGCTATGGATAGATATTTTAGAGAAGCAGTTCCAAACGGTTCGGCTGATATTGACGGAAATACTGTAGGTAAAGCATTATCTTTGCTGGGAGATCCTAACAAGACTAAAGAGTTTGTCGGTCAAAGAGGTGTTGCTAAAGGTATTGTAGCATTAGCTGATTCAGGTATGAAAAATAAAGCCGCTGTTACAGGCATGATGAGTTACATTGATCCTAGTGATATCAAGGCAGTTGATGAAAATGGTAAAAAAGTTAAAGTTTACAACGCTCATGCTTACTCAGTTAAAGAAATTGCCGTTGATGGAATTACTTTGATTAATCCACACGATACATCTCATACTTTGAAAATGTCATTGGAAGATTATATTACACACTTCAATTTATTAGGTGTAACTGATACTTCAGAATTGAAATAAAACTTAAAAAATACAAATACAGTTACAAAACCACAGATGCGGTCGAGTTACAACGTAACTCGACCGCATCTGTGTAATATAATGTTTAAATTTGTAAACAGACGTTTCAAAATTGAAAAATAGTGGCATTTATTAATACGAGGAAAATTATATTATTGTACAAAAGTTTATAAATTTGGGAATAGATAAAACGAGGCGCAAGCTTTGCTTGCGACCGCGTTGTTTTTTTTCTCAAAAAGGTTTATATAATCGGCGCTGGGGTTTTACCCCAGCGCCGATAAGTTGTTTTGAATTTAATTCTTA